TTGGATGAATATGGAAATCATGTATCCAGATAGCGTAAATGTTATAGTATATGATGCACCATATTTACAATTTCACAGTGCATTAAAATACAAAAATGGCAGACCGGTTGGAACAGTAAAGGATAGTGGAAGAATGTTAGCTAGTATGATTAAACAAGTAAACCAGCAATTACAAAAAACATTTAAGATTATAGGACCGAATCCATTAAAGACAGCCAAAAGCCAAAATTTTGGATCCAGAAAAAATTATTTCGTATCCAAATTAAATAAATTAATGAAGGAATTTAATTTAAATGACAGTGACGAGTTTGCTGTATATCACCAATCATGGTGGGAAGATTTTATTAATAAAAAGGCACCGGCAAAAGTTGATAGTAATATATTAGTTGGATTAACTAAAAGATGGGCATTTTCAAATAAGGATTTCAGACTTAATTCTAAGGTTATTAAAGATGAAAAAACATTAGAGTGGGCTAAAAAAATAGACAAAGAAAATCACGCATCTCAGGTAAAGAAAAACATGCTACCATTTGAATTATTATTTTTCGAACTAGGTGCGGAAATATTAAAGAACACAGAAGGATTTTTAGCAGCAAATCCTGATAGAGCAATACAAGCCATGCGTAAAAAAGTTGGTCAAGCGGTAAAGGCTGTTAAGGGAGCTGGGGATTTGAAGAAGATAAATAAAGTTAGGGATAATTTAGAAAAAATTAAAGCAATAGGTGGATGGGACGCAGTAGTTCCGAGTGAAGGGTTAGTATTTATATATGGGGGAAAGACATATAAGTTAACAGGATCATTTGCCCCAATTAATCAAATAACTGGCGCTTTATTAAGCTTATAGATATTTATATACGATGAAACTAGATTTAGACATAGGCGATATTATTTTAACAGGCAGATTTAAAAACAAAGCTGTTGAGGTAAAAAAATTCGGATCGGATGAAAAAGGTCAACCGACTATCAATGGTAGGCCTATTCTAAAATTCCGCATAAAAAAATTAATGCCAGTAAAGGAGAATAAAAAGATGAGCAAGTCAAGATTACAACAAATTATAAGAGAAGAACTCAGTAAAGTTTTAAATGAAGCATTCGGAACCTGGGAAGTAGAATTTGGAAGGGGTAAGGTTTCTGGAGTAGATTATTATAAAGCCGGCACTATAAAAGTATCTGCTAGAACAACTGTGGAGGCTATTAAGAAAGCCACAAAACAGGCAGCTGATGGCAAAGGAAATAAAGATGACTGGATGGCAGTTGATATAAAATCACTAAAGAAAGTATAAAAATAAAGGGAAATAGTTATGAAAAAATCAATAAGTGAAAGTAAAGTCCAGCGCATGCGTAATATTGTTACAAAAAAATATAACAATAAAACTGCAATATCAACAGGTTATAAAAAAATAAAGGAAACTTATGGTGAAGGTGATACTTGGGAAGAAAGGGGCAAAACCTGGACTATTAAAAATGGTATAAAACAAAATATACCCAAATTGCAAATAGTAAGAGATGCGGTAATGATGCCACTAGCTTGCCCACAATGCTCATCCGTAATGAAAAAACGACTAGATAGAAAATTTTGGAAAACGGATAAAAAGTGTTTTGATTGTGTAGTAGCTACTGAACACACAGTGAGGATTAACGATGAGTGGGAAAAATATCAAGGGGATAAAATTCGAGCAAATGTCAGTTCATTTATAGGCGATTTAAAAATACGAGCAGTAGACTATATTAATAATATGGATAATAGACATTTTATAACTGAGGCAGGTGATATAGAGGCATGGGACGGTGGGTTTGATAAAAAATATTTGAAAGAATCTTTTGATAAACAAATTAATGAATTTGAAAAAAGTTGGGAAAATCATGAAAACGTCAATAATAAATAAAATTATAAATGAAGAATTAGTTCGTTTAAATGAATTCAGAATGACTAAGGAATTCAAAAAGGCCACTGAACAATATCAAGAACTTATGGTTAAGCAACAACAAATGCAAAAGAAATTTGTTGCAGAGAAATCCAAAGGTAAGCGAGAAATTCTTAAAAAGAAATTGATAGATTTACATTATAAAGTAAAAAAAGCAGAAGATAATTTTAATAAAGCATTAAAAGGTGAACCAGTAGATATAGAAAACGTAAAAGTATAATAGGAGAAAAGTTATGAAAAAAATATGGAAAATTTTATTAGGAATAGGAGCAGTAATTGTTGGAATGATGGCAATGTCATCTGCAAACAGTAAGAAAAAATTTAAGAAAGACCTAAAGGAAAATAAGAAAAAGGTAGATGAAGTTAAGCAAAAATCAGCAGTAGTCGAAAAGAAGAAAGCAGTAACAAAGAAAAAAATAAAAGCATCAACAGCTGCAATTAAAAAAACTAAGGCAAAGGTTAAAAATACAACATCAGCTAAAACAACAACCAAGAATTTCAAAAAAAAATATAAAAGTAAAAAATAATGAAAGCTTTACTTATAATATTATTATTTCCCCTATGTCTATTTGCACAAGATAATGTTAACATACCCCAATCTGAGTTGGATGAGTTTTTTCTTGCACTAGATACATTAGAGCAGCAAGATAGTATAAAGACATTATTAATAGAAGAGTTAGAGTCTCAGATTATAAACTATAAAACATTGGCAAATCAAGATAGTACACTGTCATTGTATCATAAACAAGAAATTAGCTTATTAAACGATCAAATAATACTATATGACAATAGACTTAAAATCGTTGATAAGTGGTATAATAAACGATGGGTGGGCACTATGATAGGAATTATTGGAACAATATCCATAATTCATGTAATTGACTATTCATTGCCCAAATAGGATAGAAAATTTTAATTTTTACATTCATATATATTTATATATAATATGGCAAACAAGCTAAAAGACATAATAAAAAATGAGTACCTTAAATGTGCAAAGGATCCCGTATACTTTATGAAAAGGTATTGTGTAATCCAACACCCACAGAGAGGTAAAATTCCATTCCATTTATACCCATTCCAGGAAAAATGTGTAACAGAGTTTAAAAATCACGATTATAATATTATACTAAAATCCAGACAATTAGGCATATCAACATTAACAGCTGGATATTCACTTTGGATGATGATATTCCAAAATGATAAAAACGTTCTGGTAATTGCGACAAAACAAGATGTTGCAAAAAATTTAGTAACGAAGGTTAGAATTATGCATACTGGTTTACCTAGTTGGTTAAAGGGAAATACTATTGAAGATAATAAACTTTCATTGCGCCTTGCAAACGGCTCACAAATAAAAGCAATATCATCTGGGGGAGATGCAGGACGTTCTGAAGCACTATCATTATTAGTATTAGATGAAGCAGCATTTATTGATAGAATAGATGATATATGGGCATCATCACAACAAACTCTTGCTACAGGGGGTAGGGCAATTATATTATCCACACCCAATGGTGTTGGAAATTTCTTCCACCAACAATGGATGAAAGCTGAAGCCCAAGAAAATAATTTCAATACAATTCGACTACATTGGTCTTTACACCCAGAAAGGGATCAGGTTTGGAGAACTTTACAAGATGATTTATTGGGTGCAAAAATGGCAGCCCAAGAATGTGATTGTGATTTTCTATCATCTGGTAATTCTGTTGTAGATTTCGAGACATTAGAATATTACAAACAGACGCATATCAAGGAACCTATAGAAAAACGGGGAACAGATGGTAATTATTGGATTTGGGAGCAATGTGATTTTTCAAGAGATTACATGGTAGTTGCCGATGTGGCTCGTGGCGACTCAAGCGATTATTCAGCATTTCATGTTTTTGATGTAGAAACAGTAACTCAGGTAGCAGAATTCAAGGGCCATGTTTCAACCAAAGAATTTGGTAATATGCTAGTAAACGTTGCAACCGAATATAATGATGCATTATTAGTAATTGAAAATGCAAATGTTGGATGGGCAGCAATACAACCCGCAATTGATAGAGAATATAAAAATTTATATTATACATACAGAAATGATGGGTATACAGACCCAGATGTCCATTTAAGAAAAACGTATGATTTAAAAGACAAGTCCCAAATGGTGGCTGGATTCACAACATCATCCAGAACAAGACCCCTTTTGATATCTAAACTTGATATTTATTTTAGAGAAAGAGAATGCATAATTCGTTCCAAAAGATTAGTGGATGAATTATTTGTATTTATATGGAATGGCCAAAGAGCAGAGGCACAGCACGGTTATAATGATGATTTAGTGATGGCCTTTAGTATTGGTCTTTTTGTTAGGGATACGGCACTAAAACTTAGACAGCAAGGCCTGGCATTAAATAAGGCATCATTAAATAATATGAGTAAATCACACATAGGGGCACCAATATACACACAAAACAGTTTACAGAAAAATCCATGGGAAATGGATTTAGGAACCGGATCAGGAAAAGAAGACCTGACATGGTTAATTAAATAAAGGTTATTAAAGGAGAGAAATTATGGCTGATAAAAGCTTATTTACTAGATTAAAAAAATTATTTTCAACGGGTGTAATTATCCGTAAAATGGATGATGACAAATTAAAGGTTGTCGACACCTCAAGATTACAGGCGGATGGGAATTTAGCAACAAATAGAGTGGTAGATAGATACAATCGTCTGCATGGGACTCCGAGCAGCTTCGGGTATAATTTCTCATCTGCAAATTATGACACACAAAGATTAAATTTATTTAATGATTATGAAACGATGGACGAAGATTCTATTATTTCTTCCGCATTAGATATTTATGCCGATGAATGCACAACTAAAAACGAGTTTGGTGACATCTTATCAATTAACAGTGAAACAGACGAAATTAAAGAAATACTACATAATTTATTTTATGAAGTACTTAATGTTGAATTTAATCTATGGCCTTGGATCAGAGGCATGTGCAAATATGGCGATGCATATCTGAAACTAGACATCACTGAAAAATATGGTGTTACTAATGTAACCCCAATTTCAGCATACGAAATGTTTAGGGAAGAGGGGACAAATCCAGACAAGCCCGAATATACAATATTCTGGCACGACTCGAGTATCGGAAACGTACCAGGACCTAAGGTTGCTGGAAAAAAAGAAAAATTAGAATCATACGAAGTAGCACATTTTAGATTAATTTCAGATACAAATTTTTTACCATATGGTAGATCAATAGTTGAACCAGCAAGAAAAACATGGAAGCAATTAGTTCTTATGGAAGACGCAATGATGCTCCATAGAA